CGGGCGTGCTAGATTGGAAACCGGCGACTGATTTGGAGAACTGCCCCAGCGAAATAACTCAACAGGAGCAACGGGATGAATGGTGAGCGCGCTGGGACTCGAACCCAGGACCTACAGATTAAAAGTAATTCGGGCAGGGCAAAACGGCTAAGCGTTTCAACGCTTGCGGTTTCCAGGGGCGTGGTTGCCAAGCGGCAATTTCCATCTGAGAGCGATGGCGATTTGGAAACCGCCCAGCCACTGCGAACGACCCCTGTCGTGGCCGGCGTCTATTTCCTCTTCAAGGCCGGCGAGCTGACGTATGTCGGTCGCAGCAACGACTGTTACGGGCGGATCGCTTCGCACCAGCAGAAGGGGTGTGATTTCGATCTTGCAACCGTCATGCCGCTGGCGATGGAGTTCATCGCCTCCGTTGAGGCAGCGCTTATTGATGGCTTCACGCCGCCTCAGAACCGGATGCGCCCGGCGCCTCAGACCCCTGCGCCTGTCTTCATGGCGGCGCCCCTGCCCCCTGATCCCTACGCCGATGTGCCAACTGGGGCGCCGAGACCTTCACCCCTTGGCCTGATCTCCCCGACGCAGGCGCGTGAATTGGCGTTGCACCTCGGCCTATCGGGCAACGTCATTCGCGAGGCGGAAGACAACGGGACACTGCGTTTCATCGACACGGGCCGGAAGTCGGGCAGGGGCAACATCCGAGCCGCCGTTTACGACGACGTTCTGACCCTACTGCGCGGCTTGCGGCAGGACCGGCTACGCGAACTCGGCCTTGCTCCGTTTGTCCCCTCCCCCATCCGATCCGAAGGAGCCTGAGCCATGGTCGCTGGATATGGACGCCGTATGACCCCGCCGATGGCGCTAGCTGCGGCGGGAGCCTTCGCGAGCATCGGCCCCGACGTGCTGGTGCCCCCTCCTAACCGGCGCCGGGACGAGCCCACCCATCCGCCGGATCACGCTAGGCATTCACAGCGCGCCGCCGAGCGACGGGAGCGCAAGCGCATAGAGGCTGACATGCGCGAGCGCCTGCTTCGGCAGAAGATCGCCGAGGGCAAGGACGACCGGCCCGACAAATACCTTCACGCCTCCGCGCGTCGGCGCCGAGCTGCTGCGGCTGGAGGCGTGTGATCATGGCCCAATGTCCGATCTGCGGCGAGACCTCGCCCGAGCCGCTTTGGATGTGCCTGCCGCGGCTGCTCGGCACGTCAGAGGTCAACAAGCCCTGCGACTACAGCCAGGAGGGTGAGGCCCGGATCGCTGAGGCATTCAGGGCAACGGCTCCCCTCCCCACCCCTGTCGAACGAGAAGGAGCCTGACCGATGCCGATCCCAAAACACATTGACCTCGCGATCAAGCAAAATCTCGGCGAGATCCACGGCATGCTCCGGCCGGGCGTGAAGCTCTTGCTCGTCGTAGATGCCGGATGCGCGGACGAGTCATTCACAATCGGCGACGCCGACAGCGAGACCGCGATCCAGCGCATCCGAGAACTGGATGCCCTTGCCGCCCAAGCGCGAGCGCTCTCTCGTGAAGGGAGGGGAGAATGAGCGTCCGAACCCTCTACATCACCTTCAAGATGCGCCTCCCCAGTGGCTCGGCATGGGGCGACGCCACCGTACCGGTACGCCAGCCAGCCTATAGTGATCTGCTGACTGAAAGCGCCATTGAAGACATTAAGGCGCACCTCTTGGAGAAGGCTCGTGAAGGCGATGCGCCTGGAGCACAGGCCGTCACTCTCACGTGGTGGCAGTGGCTTCGGTCCGACGACGATCCTTCCCCCGCCCCGCTTGCGGCAGGAGAGAATGCGGAGGGGGAGCAAGCATGACGTGGCCGATGACGCCTATCGATGTGCGCCTGCTCTCCGCCTTGGGCGAGGTGGGCGCAGTCACGACAGCCGATGCTTGCCGTGCTGCCGGCCTTCCGGCAGGGCGAAGCGAGACTGCCCGTCGCCGCCTTGATCTGATCCACCTTGAGCGCGGTGGGCTGGTGCGGAGGCTTGACGGCAAGAGCCCCACCCATTGACTGCGGACGCCGGCTGGAACGGAAGAACTCGTGGGGAGGGCATCTGATGACCACTGACATTCCCTGCCCTCGCCGGGACAAGTGGTTCCGGGGATGCCGGTTCGAGCCGCGGTATGAAGAAGGGGCCGCGCAGATTGGCAACTTGCAGACCGTGGATGGCCCAGACGCGGTTGATCTAGTCCGAGCGTTCAGGCCGAGAAACTACGTCCACGACATCTGCATCGTCTGCGGCAAGGTGGTGGATCGGGGAGGTGCGAGATGAGCCGCCAACGCACCATCGCCGAACGCAACGCCACCGGCTGGATGCACGTCTACGGGCAAGTCTCGGGGCATGATCCGGTCGAGATCCGCGGGACGACTGAAGCCTTGATCGCTTTGCGGGATGCGTTGACAGCGGCGATCGAGGGCGACGGCGTGTCGGAGGCTGTGGCGACTGCCTCTGACGGCGAGGGCTATGCGGTGCAGGTTCGGCGCGTCAACGTGCTGAACTTGCTTGGTCCCCTGCCCTACGACGGCTTCTGCGGCCGGGAGGGCTGGGCCGAGTGGCGGCACGAAGCTTGGAAGGCACCGCCCGAGCCGTTCGATCCCGAGATCCACCGCGTGATGGTCTTCGTGGATCGGGATGGCGGCAACCCGTCGATTGAGCCGCCCGCGTCAGTGACCGAAACCCGAAGGGCGGAGACGCACGGCGGCTCCGTTCATGAGGGCGCGTCCCGCTAGGGGACGCCTAAATTCCCCTTTCACTCTACCCCCTTAAGGGAGGGGGAAGGGCTAAGGCACATCCGCGTCAACGTCTGGATTGGCGAGAACCGCCGCGCGCTTCTCAGGCGGCGTGATCTCCCAAAGCCGGATGATGTTGATGAGGTAGGTCGGGACGCCGAACTTGCCCTTGCCGGACAGCCCCTCCGAGATGGCTACCTCGCGTCGTCCTGCGAGCCGCGCGAGCTGAACTTGGGTGAGGCCGGCAGCCTTGAGGCGCTGCTGCCAGTACGACGCGCGCCGAGCCGCTTCAGGAGCATCGGGGGCACCGGCTAGCCAATCACATCGGGCCGCTTCAACGGCAGCGATTGCCTCGTCTGGCGTGACATCGAACCACTCGCCGCGCACATGCCGATCACGGAGATGCCAGTGAGCGCGACCTTCGACGGCGAAGGCTGCGGGGCGCGGCAAGGCCCAATGATGCACGACGACGAGGCCGGCGGGGTTGCCTGTCTGCAACATGGCACGGCGGGCCTCGACATCGCTCGCAACGCCGATCTTCTGCGGGCCGTCAGCGGCGCCGATCACGTAGACGTACGCGGGCGCAGGAAGCTCGGCGATCTTAGTCATCGGCACGGCCCTTCTGCGCTTGCCGCTCGCGAGACTTCAGCTCGCGTTCGATGCCCTTGCGGATGACAGACAGCCGGTCCTCGCCCGGTCGCTTAGCGGCATCGAGGCGATCGACCATTTCGCTGGTCAGCGGAAGCGTAAGGCGCTTCTCCCATTGCTTGTCACGGCCCACCTTATGGCCGTTCGCATACGTATGATTTGGAGTCAACGCCGCCTCTTTTCGTAGGTACGGTATTGACGGCATACCATACGTACGATACGCCTTCAATCGTACATACGAATGGAGGCTGAGATGGAAGAAGCCTACGTCCCGTTCCCGAAGGTGCCGCGCCTGAACCGCGAGATCATCGTCACCGAGAAGATCGACGGCACGAACGCGCAGATCTTCATCGCCGAGGATGGTGAGACGATCCTTGCCGGCAGCCGCACGCGCTGGATCACGCCTGAGGCGGACAACTTCGGCTTCGCGGCTTGGGTGCGCGATAACCGCGACGAGCTGCTGAAGCTCGGCCCCGGCCGGCACTTCGGCGAGTGGTGGGGATCAGGCATTCAGCGCGGCTACGGCCTGCCGAAGGGCGAGCGCCGGTTCTCGCTATTTAACGGGGCACGGTGGGCTGACGACGCGGCCCGCCCCGCATGCTGCCATGCGGTGCCGACGCTGTATCGCGGGCCATTCGACCTTAGCGCGATCAGGGGCTGCGAAGACTACCTGCGCACTGACGGCTCGATGGCCGCGCCCGGCTTCATGAAGCCTGAGGGCATCATCGTCTTTCACACGGCGGCCAACAGCGGCTTCAAGGTGACGCTGGAGAAGGATGAAGAGCCGAAGTCGGCTGCGGAGTGGCGCGCGAAGCAGGCCGCCGCCTAGTCCCGCCTCAACAGAAGGGAGAGCGTGATGAAGAAGGACGAGATCGTGGTCGGCGCGACCTACTCGAACGGCAAGGAAGGTCGGCACGCTGGCGTCCGCCGGGTGATCGCTGCCGGGCCGGAATACAAGCTCTATTCCAGCCAAGCAGAGACCGACTGCCTCGCTTATGCCGTCGTGCGTGGCCGCAAGGAAGTGGTCGATCGGGGAAAGACCGGTGCTGGCGAAGGCATCGGCCACTGCACCCGAACCAGCTTTGCGGCTTGGGCCAAGACCCGCGTCTCTGACCCCGCCTAGCCCGCCTTCCCCTGAAAGGAGAGAACGATGAGCGAGAACCCGAAAGTTGCAGCAGCGCTGGCCGAGTACGCCAAGTGGGGGACGGGTTTCGATAGCCGGCGCCCGCGCGAGGCGATGGCGTGGGCGGGTCGTGAAGATCACCCCGGCCAGTGGCGCGAAGTCTCCGCACACGCTCACACCGACGCTGCGGAGAAGGCCCGGCACCTTCACGCCATGCGAGCCGCGGTTGAGGCGGCCCTGGCGACTGAGTGATCCCTCCCCTCCCCCGATCCAAAAGTCGTGCCGCCCTGAGGAGAGAGAACGTGAGCGAGACGATCAATCGAGTAGAGTTGTCCGTCGTCCATCCTTGGGCTGATACGGGCCTTTGGGTGGACAGCTTCGACGGCTTTGAAGCTGCACGTCAGCACATCGCCAAGATGCGGGAAGCCTACCGCGTACTCGGCTTCGGCGAGGCGCCCGACGTCATATTCACCGTGCGCTTCAAAGGCAGCGACATCACCCCGGTGGAAGAGCCCGTCTCCTAGGAGCCCCTGATGTCCGAAGCCGAACGAGAGCACCAGTGGAACCGGGACAAGCTGCTGGCCGAGATGGCTGAGGCTCTGGAACGGGTCTTGGAACTGACCCGGCACGCGCACCCTGGCGAGGCGATGATCTCGCTAGGATCGGCCCGGCAGCAGGGCCGGCTTGAGGCGGCTCGGGAGAGGTTTGCATCCTCTCTGGAGAAGCGGGGAATGGCTGAGGAGGTGGTGTGATGTCCGAAGCACCGAAGACGGTTTGGGTGACGAAGTACGCGCTGACGAAGGGGTTGGTCGAGCAATCAGTCTACCGCGCTTGCGCGGTAGGCTATCACACTTCGCATCGGCAAGGGCGCGTCACAACCTATGACTTTGTTGGCCTGCGCGATTGCGCTGACACCCGCGAAGCCGCCCTCACCCGCGCCAACGAGATGAAAGCCGCCAAGATCGCCAGCCTGAAGCGGCAGATCGCGAAGCTGGAGAGCCTGGAGTTTTGAGATGGATGGGTTGGTTTTGGCTATCAAGGGCGCAGCGATCTACGCCCTCTCAGGAACGGCAATGATCGCTGTCTTGCTTGGGAGCGCGCGCCTACTTCTGGGTCCGGCTGCCTTCACCACCGAGGGGCTACGCGATGCCAACTTCGCCATGATGGCGGGCGGGGGGATCTTCCTTGCCGCGCTGCTCGCCGCTGGCGCCGGACTGATGGTCTACGTCGGCCGCTAGCCCCGCCCCACCGCTTCCGAGGCCGATTGAGGAGAGAAGGATGGACGCCGTATTCCAGATCAACGAAGCCGACCACGGGTGCGACAGCCTCGAAGCCTACTGCCGAGGCGGCCAGCTCACCATTGAGATTGAAGAGCCGTGGGCGGGCAGCACAGAGACCGGCTTTGGCCAGACGTGCTCAATCGGCTTGGATCTTGACGGCGCAGAGGCGTTCGCCCGCTGGATCTTGGCGACGGTCGAAGCCGAGCGCGCCGCCCTCGCGGAGCCGCCCGCCTCACGCTAAGCCAACCAGAGGAGAGGATGATGAGCCACGCCGACATCAACGCCTGCCTTTGGGCCGTTTTCTTGCTCGGCGCCTGGGTGGCCACGCTCTATGTGGCGCACTCTATCGGCTGGTATACTGGGAGCGCTGCCGCATATCAGGATGCTCGCGCCAGCCTGCCGAAGCACTGATCTGCCAGGATGAAGCCCACCATCCCCGACCACACCATCGAAGCCGCAGAGAGCCACTTCGTCGTGAGGGTCGGCAAGGACGTGGCGGGCACCATCTCGCAGGACCATGAGCACAAGGGCTTGTGGTTCGTCATAGGCCCGGATGGGCAGTTCATGGGCCGGGTGAACACGAAAGAGAAGGCTGCGGAGTTCCTAGCCGCGTGGTTCGTGGCGGAGGATGAGGATTGGAGTTGAAGATGCGCGTTGTGATCTACGACCGCGAGGACATGGAACCGATCACGGTCATCACCTTGCCGGAGTGGGGGCGGGAGTTCCTGCGCGAGATCGAGCGGGGACATCGCGGACCTGAGATTACGTTCCCGGTCAGGCCACCGATGCGAGCGGTTGATTGGAAGGAGCCACCTGCCGATGTCCCCGTGACGGACTTCCGGCGGTTTCAGTGCCGCATTCGCTTCGAACCAATCTGGGAAGGCGACGGGCCGAAGCGGCGATGCCTAATGTGGCTTTGCACGACCCGAGACGGCGAGAGCGCGCTTCTGCTGAAATCCACATTCCTGCCGGGGCAGCAGGCCGCGGTAAATGAGGAGCGGCAGAAGGCTTTCACCGATGGTCTCATGGCTGCCTTCAGCGGCCGGGTCTAGAACGCAAAAAGCCCGCCGAGCGAGTGCCGGGCGGGCTGAGAGGAGGCGAGGATGAAGCGTGACGAGTTCGGCGACCGTATGAAGGCGTACGAGGCCATCGAAACCAGCCGGCGCCTCGACACGTCGCTGCCGGTCTATGCCCGCATTGACGGCCGAGGCTTCTCCAAATTCACACGGGGGATGCGGCGGCCGTTCGATCCCCGCATGACGGCCGCGATGCAGGAGGCCACTCGGCATCTTGTTGCTGCAACGGATGCTCGGCTCGGCTACACGCAGTCGGACGAAATTTCGCTCATTTGGGAAGTCGGGCGCGACAATCCCGAGAGCCAGATGTTCTTTGACGGCAAGGTGCAGAAGCTCTGCTCTGTGCTCGCAGGATTGGCCACCGCGGCCTTCATGCGAGCCGTTGCAACGAGCCCTGATTTGGAGTTCGCGGCCTATGCCGATCGGCTCCCGCACTTTGATGCCCGCGCCTTCAATCTTCCGAGCCGCGAAGAGGGTGCCAACGCTTTTCTCTGGCGCGAGATGGACGCGACGCGCAACGCAGTCAGCATGACGGCTCACGCAAACTTCTCGGCCAAGAGCCTACACGGCGTCAGCGTCGCAGGAATGCGGGAACGGCTCCAGGCCGCTGGCATCGCGTTCGACGCCTATCCAGACGCGTTCCGACGCGGCAGCTACTTCCGCCGCGTCACCGAAGAGCGAGTGCTGGCGCCGGAAGAACTGGCCCGCATCCCCGAAAAGCACCGCCCGCCGGCCGACCAGAAGGTTCTTAGGTCGAGCGTCAAGGCCGTTGAGATGCCGCCGTTCGTGACGGTGCAAAACCGCGTGGCTGTGGTGTTTGAAGGTGAAGAGCCTGCAACTGCGCTGGCGGCTTAAGGGCCAGAACGACAAAGCCCCGCGCGGCGGGTGCCGGCGAGGCTTGGAGGAGAGGATCATGACGAACAGCGATAGAGACAGAGAGGGTCGGCTTCAGGATCGGCTAGACGACGCCGAGGCCGAGAACAGACGCCTCCGAGCCGTGCTGGAGGATGGTTGTGATCTCGGGCTCGCACCGGACGAGTGCCGAGAGGCGCTGTCGAAGTGCAAGCCGCGAGACTGAGGCCAGAAACAACAAAGCCCGCCGAGCGAGTGCCGGGCGGGCTGAGAGGAGGCGAGGATGGGTGAGCAGCCGATTGAAACCGCGCCGAAGGATGGAACGCCGGTCGTTACGTCCATGGCACCACTGCACACGTACCCGATCAAGTCCCGCTTCGAAGGCGGTCGGTGGGTGTTCCACACTCCAGGGAAAAGCGGTGACGGGGCTCCATACGAGCCGCAGCCGACGCACTGGCATCCCAGCCCAGAAACGACTAGCCCCGCACCAGCGGTTGCCGGGCGGGGCTGAGAGGTTCGAATTGTAGGGGCACTACGGCTCGCCGATCGATGCCCTCGCCGTCTGCTCAAGCAGCTTCGGCATCTCGGAGCGATGGGGCGAGCCCGTCACCTCCGACACCCGAAGTCGCAACCATTCTACCAGCGGGGCGATGTTCGGCCGCTCGTGTACGATGAAGTAGCCGAGCCCCAAGCTGAGGGCGCCTGCGACCCAGATCCGGGGCCAATTGGTCCGCGGCGGGATATGAGCGCTGACCCGTGGCGCTGCCATCAGGAACAAAGCGCCCAGCAGGAGCAGCCAGAGGAAGAAGCCGTTTACGTCCGACAGTACCATCCAAGCCGGAAAGCCGGACATCCTCCACAGCAGCAGCCAGACCGCGCTCCCGAGCACGCCTGTCAGGATCAGGATCGTGCCGAGGATGCTTTGCTGAGCCGCGACCGGCGAGTTCTCTCGGATGATGGTCCGAAACGCCGGGAACCACGCCCAGATCGCCCCAGCCGCGTAGACGATCATGAAGATGCGCGTCCACTCAGCTTGAGCGTTAGATGTGATGAACGGGGCGACAAGCCAGTAGGAAAGGGCGAGCGCAAGACCGAGCCAAAGCGTCAGGCTTCGCTTGAAGCGGGCAGAGAAGGTCACTAATGGCGCTCCAGCAGCTTCAGGGCGTCCCTGGCGGCTTCGATGCGAGGGTCTTTCTGCCGGCGCCGTTCGAGCCGACACTTGATGCGGTCCAACTCGGTTTCGGCGTGCTGCCGCTGCTCCGCGACCTCTTCGGCAAGCTCGCTTGCTGCCGAGGCTGTGCGCTTGTGCGCAGCGACATTGGCGGCCAAGGCAGCATCCACACGCGCCACGTCGGGACGATGGAAGGAAAAGAGCCGGCCCACGGTCTGCCTCCATGTCATGCGCCTGCCTTTCCCCGAAGGTTACCCAGCAGGGTCGCGATGGAGTTGAGCGAGGCACTGATGTTGGCGAGGCCGTGCCTGACCTCCTGATCCGACTTCTCGTTTTCGTGGCTCAGTTCGCTCACCGCCGTGGCGAGGACATCGACGGTGCCCTTCACGACGAGGATGGTGCTGCGCATCTCGGCGGTGGCCCCGGTCGATGCCTGATAGGCAACCAGCGCCTCGCCGAGCTTCGTCGTCACGAGCGTGTGGAGGGTCTGGTTCTCGCGATACAGGGTGCGGATCACGAGCCCTGCGATGCCGAGGAACAGAATGAGGAGAACGACCGTCGCCCCTAGAACCCCCTGGTTCAGATAGAACGTGCTGGTCTGATCGATTGTGGCTTGTGCGTTCGGCATCAGGGGTGGGTTGTCCGCCCGTTGCCAGCGCCTCCCGCTCTCGTGTGGCGGATCGGCACTTGCGAGTCGGACCATGGATGCGGGATCAGTCGTTCAGCCATTGGCGCCCTTTCGCGGCGTCGGTGGTCAGGGGTCGGCCGCTCGGCGTCCAAACTTTGCGGCTGGCCCCGCCTGCTTCGGGGGAAGTGGGCTATCGAGAGGGGCGCCAGCCGCAGAGGCGCGCGCCCTCTTCCAAAATCCGCAGGTACTTGCGGCGATCGGCCGGCGTCAGGCCGTCCACACTGGTTCGGCTGAAGCGCACGTCTTCGAGCCGGTGGGTTCTGCACCATACGTCGGCCTGTTCGGGCGTGCAGGCGCCGAGGGCGAGCGGCAGGGCCATGGCGGCACCAAGGGCGAGCCTCTTCATCGCTTCGTTTCCTCAGGCGGTATCCACTGGTCGAGGCGTCGGCTGACCTCTTCGTCCGACATGCCGTTCACTTCGGCTTGGACCTCGCGCGTGGTCGCCACAGTCTTGTCGTTGGCGGCGTCCTGCTGCGCCTTCTGAGAGACTGCGCCGCGCCGATAGATCTGGCCCGCGGCCAGGGCCACGCCGAGCCCTGCAAGGGCCTCCAAGGCAACCATGATGCGCCCGGTGAAGTAGGCGTAGGCGAGGGCCAGCCCGACGAGGACGCCGCCCGCTAGGAGCCAGGGCCAGTAGTCCCGCAGGAACCCCCAAGCCGTGAAAAGCTCGAACATCACGGCGTCTCGTGCGAGGGCTGCACGACCATCTGCACGGTCTCGGACGGCGAGAACCACTGCCTCAAGATGATGGTGAGCACGTTGACGCCGACCATCCACCACAGCGCATTCTCGGCCGAGACAATGCCGGCGAGATTTATGGTCTGGAGATAGCTGAGGATGGCGAGGGCCGTCGTCGCGACGGCGTTGACCGCATTGAGCAGCACGATCTTGAACGGCCGGCGCTTGACGATGGTCGTTGTGACGGTCGCAGCCGCAGCGGGCGTCGCTACCGTGATCGGCGGCAACTGGTCAGGCATGTCGGTGTCTCGTTCTGGAGGGGATGGGGAGCGGGACGGACTACGAAGCCCACCGGAACAGCGAAGACAGCCAGCCGCCGAGAGCGCCGGTTTTCACGGTCGTCTCGGCCACGGGCGGGACAGGCTTCGGCAGCACGAAAGGCGGAGGTGCCGGCACGGGCGCCATGAACGACGGCGCCTTCACAGCCGCCTTGTCGCCCCGGCGGGCCTTCGGCAAGGCCACGGCATACGGTGTGCGAAACTGATCGTACTCGCCCTGGCGCCGCGAGATGATCGCGGCCGGCTTGTTCCACATCAGGATCGCTTCTGCCGCACCCGCGATGTCTCCCGCCCTCAGCCGGCGGACGACGGTGGAGCCCGAGAAGCCGCCCTGGCCGATGTTGAAGCAGAGCGACACGAGAGCGTCGAACTGATGCTGTTCGAGCTTCACGCCAATGGCGTTCACCGGTTTGGCATATGCTTTGACCGCCTCGGTGAAGAGCGCATCGCTGGTGGCCGCCGTGATCGTCAGGCCCGGCGTCACCTTGATCAGCCCTGAGGCCGTCGTGATCCCTACGCCGATGGTCCAAACCTTCTCGGTGTCGAGATAGGCGGTCAGCACCTCGCCTTCGCGCGACTTTAGAGCCGCGCGCCCGATGGGCGACAGGTCCATTCGTGTTCTCCGGATTGTCAGGAACGGCAGAGGGCTCGGGCCGGGTGGCGCTAGTTGTAGATCCAGCGCGAGTTTGAAGCGTCGCAGAACACCTTAGCGTGCTGTGTGCCACCTCCCGATGCTGTGCCCCGGTAGGTGATGGTGCCTGCGGCGTCTGTGATGACAGCCGAGTAGCCTGCCCCCGAGCCGGTGGAGGAGCACGCGGGGAGGTTGCCAAAGACCGTCGGGATGAGCTTCTGCACCGTGAACGTGCCCAGCGTACCTTGTACCGGACCTTGCACCGCGAACCCATTCGTTGGGTCGAAATTGGCAAAGATAGTCGAGCTCGCGTTGCCGGCGCGAATACCCAACTGGCCCGTCGTAGCGTTGTTCTCATATAGGAAGATCTGTTGCGTTCCGATGCCCACGCTGGCGAAGTTGGCCCGGCCAGTCCCGAGGATCTGAGCTTTGTTGGACTGCCAGCAAGCTACGGTGCAGGTTGCCTCCGAGAGGTCGAGCGCAGCGATATTGTACTTGCCTATGAGCTGTGCGGCCCGATCAAAGGAGCCGTGGGTCGGGTCGCCGTTCTCCGGCCCGATAAGGATTGCGCGGGCCGCTACAGGTGCCGCACCGCCCGAAGCGATAGCAGTCCAAGGCTGAAGCGCGAGAGATAGCAGTGTGCGATTGTTATTCGCATCAGTCCCGTTAGCGCGAACATTCAGCTCTAAGCCCGTGCTGTTTGTAGTAGGATCGGCGGTCCCGGAAATCTCATTGGTCTGCATGACCCCGCCCCAACAAGCGGACGAGTTCTTTGTTGCCTTATCGCAACGCGTGAACTCAGCGACCCAATTTGTGTTCGGGCCGTTCTCTGCCCGGCCGGTGATCTGAGTTAGCAGGCCGTAATGGCTGTCAGTGATGCCGGCCGGGAGGTCGGTGAAGCTCCATGCCCCCACAGTAATGCCGGTGCCGCCCGTATAGGTCGGGCGGTAATCAATTCGCAGGGTCGGCTCCGTAGCCGTTGGCCGCGTTGACGGAGAATAAGTGAAGAACTGTTTACCGTTGACACCCGGTGTCCCGGTACCGAGAACATTTGGCACGAAGGGAATGCCGGCGATCTTGCCGCCTGATGGCGCTTCAATGCTGTCGGGCGTGAGGGCTGTCTTGGCATTTGCGCCCGTGCCCTCGCGCTTGCCGATCTTGGCGGCATTCCCGAGCCAGATCTCTCCGTTCGATCGGATCTCGGTCGGCGCTGCCCTCTGCGCGAGCGCTGGCGCTGACAGGCCGAGCAGCGCCGCAAAGGCGAGAGTGATGCACTTCATCATCGGCGAATCCACAGGTTGGCGGCTCCGCGACGGAACCAAGCGCCCTCAAAGGCGCGCGACAGGATGACGTTGCCCTCGGACGTACCGATCACGTCGTCCGTGCCGGGGCCCGGCAGGATCGTGATTGTGAGCGTGTCGGAGCAGACACCGCTCTCATCGGCGATGACGAGATCCTGGAACGGGAAGGTATCGACATCGGGCAGCCAGATCGTGCGCGGCGCCGTCAGTGGCTTCATACCGACCTGTACGTCGGTCGCGAGGCACTGATAGTTGGCGTCGGACACCGGGGTATGCCCCCGCTGCGCCGCCGCGGCGACAGCTTTGCCGACAGAGGCCGGCGCGGTCCCGTACGTCTTCCAGGCCGGGATGCCGCCAGGGCCGTTGTCGAGCCACGCGACGGAATAGATCTGACCGGCCTTCACATCCCCGGCCGCGAACACTGCACCGTCAGCGTCCAACCATTGCCGGGGCGCGCTCCCATCAATTGATAGAACCGGGCCAGCCGTGTTGGTGCGGTCTGCCGTGAACGAAACGGAGACCCCCGGCTTCATCTCGGCGAAGCTCGAATTCGTAGAAACCGTATAGAAGTTTCCTACGCCGCCCGAGGTAAGGGCGCCGCCTTGGTCGAGCGCGAGGGCGGCGGCCTTCGCCATCAGCCCACGGAACGATGAAGAGAAATCGCGGGCCGCTGCGCCGTCGCGCGCCGCTCTGATGCTGCTGTCAGCCAAAGCGTTGCCGCTCGGCTGGGGGGACCAGTCGGTGACGCTCATTTGAGATGTCCAGTAATTTGGAGAGAGGATCTGTCAGGCTTTGATGGCGATGACGCCGACAAGGCCGGGCGGCATGTTCGGATGCGCCTGCCCGCTGCCCGTATTGGCGATGCTTAGCGAATGGGTGTGCGCGCCGTCACCCGTTATGGCGTGGAAGTGCGTTCCATCAGCGCTGATCGAGTGTGCGTGATCACCGACGCCACTCGTGGTGAAATTGTGGGAATGGTCTCCGACATCATCTGTCGTGAACGCGTGCTGATGCCCCCCGCCGCTGTCGTTTGTTGCAATTGAATTTCCGGCATTCGGGGGGAACATCTCAGATACTGCAGTCAAACCGCCGCCGCCTCCATAGATGGCCAGTTTGTTATATTGCTGATTATGAACATGCGCGCCTGAAACGCTGGTCGTGCCGCCGTGACTGTGTCCGCCTGCGCCGCCGGTTGTGCCGTTGTGATTATGACCGCCAGCGTTCCCGGTTGAGCCGCCGTGATTGTGCTGGCCGGCCTGCGCCGTTGAGCCGCCGTGATCGTGGAGACCCGCTGATCCAGTTGACCCGCCGTGGCTGTGTGACGGCAATTGCCCCTCGGTCAGCGAAACGGCTTCCGCCCCGCCGACGCTGCCGAGCCCCCCGGCCAACCCGCCCGTGCCGGTCAGTCGCCCCTTGCCGCTGTCGCGGCCATAGATGGCTCGGCCATTGATGTCGGGGATATTGAACGTCGTGGCGTTGTCGCCGCCGCCGAACGCGAAGCCGATCGCCGAGAGCAGGGCAGCGTAGGATGTGCGAGACACCGCCCGCCCGTCGCACTCCACCCACCCTGGCGGGACACTTTCCGCGGTAGCGAAATGCCCATACCTGCCGGGCGCCTCGAAACTCGGCGAGAGCGAGATGTAGGCGCCTTGAGCGGGGAACCACACCACTGTGTGGATTACCAGAGGCGCAATATCGCCGGGCGCGAACTCAAAACCGCGAGGTCGGCGCCACGGCTTGGCTCCCGTCCCATCAATGTTGAGGAACATCGGCCCCGTGTTCGGCTGCGTGGTGGCAAACGAGACGCTGAAGCCTCCCGCAAAATGGCTTTCCTTGATGCCCTGCTGCGTCGTGAGACTGGCGACATTCCCTGCTATCGCAACGCCAAGCGTACCGCCGTTGTCCGCGCGCCACCGCGCCAGAGCCGCCATCATCTCGCGGCTGGAGTTGTTGACGGCGTTCGCCGGCATGCCCTCCTGAAAATTGATTGGAGGAGCAGCAGTGCCGTTCTCGGCTGCGTTCGCAGAGAAGTCGATCAGTCCGGTCATCTACGTCTCCGGCCAGCCGTCATCGCCCGCGCAGGCAGGGCCTGTCGGGCGGTCGGATTGCGGGGGTGGAGGGATCAGCGCTTCAGCAGAGACCAGAAGCGGTTGGCGTCGAAGGCAGCGGGGGCAGCGGGGGCCATCTGCGGTGCCTGCCGTGGGGCAGGTTGAGGTTGCGCGGCCTGAGCCGAGGTTGCCTGCATTCCCGGCTGCAACAGCGGAGCGATCAGGGCGAGCACGTCGGTTTGTTTCTCGGCAACCGGCTCGGATGGCGTCGCCATCATCGGCGCGGCGGCTTGTGAGGGCTCCACACCCGAGACGCCGAACCGGCCCGACTGTGCCGAGCCACCGGATGCTGTCGGCAGAGTTGGAGTGAACTCGCCGCCGAGGAAGGCCGCAGCCTTCGCACGGTGCCCCGCCATCTGGTTGTTGACCTTATCGGCCACCGTACCGGGGGCGCCGCCGTTGTTGGCGTCGCTCGCGTTGTATCGACCGGGGCGCCCCGCGTTGATCGTGCTGTAGAGGTCGAGGATGCCCATGCCGGGCTTGAAGCCGCGATCTGTTAGATAGGCTTCAACCGCCGGTAATTGCTCGACGCCACTCTGCTTCTGGCTTGCGTCGTACCGCTGCTGCTCGTTCGGGCCGAACTGGATCAAGCCGATATGGCGATTGCCGGCACCGCCACGTATCGACGGCGAGAAGGTGCCGCCGGTCTCGTAGGAGATCACCGTAGCAAGATCGGCCGGGTTGATGCCGAGCCGACCTGCCGAAGCGATCAGGGCCGAGCGGAAATCGTCAGCCATTGCGAGTCCTGCTGAGGATGGGCATGGTGCGCGAATGCGCGTCGTTCATCACTGCGGGCCATGGCTCGCCCTCGCCCTGCTGGCGTTCCCTGCCGCCGCTCAGGATGCCGACGATGTTGCTAGGCAACGGTGGGCCAATTGCGCATTTGGCTCCTTCAAAGCCCAGTCCCAGGCCAACCCTGATAAATACTCCGCAGCAGAAGCAGCGCTGTACTCATGCAAGACTGAGAAGTCGAACTTCATTCGGGTGCTGTCCGGGCTCGTAAGCCCGGAGCATCATGCGAATGTTCGAGAGGCTGCAAATAGCTTAGAGGCTGACTGGAAGGCTGTCATGACATCAGCCGCCGTACCTGGGAGACGGTGACATCATGAAGCCTGCGAAAAAGCTGCCCGAGCAGATCGAGGCCGAGCCGTGGAAGGACTACGTGCCGAAGCCCGACAAGGGCTCACGCGAGCCCTTTATGGCACCGGGCGGGCTGCTCGCCTTAATTGGGCTGGTCGCAAGTTTCGCCATTTACTACTTCGCGGGCCAGTACCTTGGACCTATCGTGCGAAGCGCGGTTCACTCGTTGACGGGCCTCTGACGCCGGCCGGAGCCGCGCCCCCTAAAACGCCGCGCAGTAGACGGGCGCTTGTATCGCTGCGCTGCCCGGCCTGAGCGGCAAGCTGGGTCAGAAGGTCGCGGATTTCGTCTGGGCTACCATTGAGAAGCCGCTCCGCAAGGCGCGAGCGAACCGCTTCGGTGTTCCCAGACACAGAGGCAGCGCCGCGCTGAAGCGCGTTCCGGCCAGCGCCGAGGAAGTCGCCAGATAGCAGGCGGCCGATGATCGCCGTGTCCACGCCTGTGGCGGCGTTGTCGGCCAAGTTCTCAGCGGTCGTTGAGCCGCCTGTAGCCGCAGCGCGATTGCGGAACATCTCGCTCTCGCGTCCGAGCCTACGCATCATCTGGTCGCCCTGGCCCGGCACTGCGAATGCGGGAAGCTCGGTACGGGCGGCGAGTGACGTCAGCGGGCGCGCGGCGTCCGTATTCATCGGCGATGCCTGAGCGCGCGTGATGAGCGGATCAGCGTAACCGACGCGGAAGCCGGCCTGCTCTTCCGGCGTCAGGCCACCAAAAGCCGCGATCTTGTCCTCGGTGCGTCCTCGCCGCGCGGCAAGCCCGCCGACGTCGATCGCCTCAACCTCACGCGCTCGCGCCGCAGAGTTCTGCATCGCTTCGCGGAAGCCAGGAGACGCCCCCTGCAAAGCCGTATCGAGATCGTCACGCACACCGCGCAGCAGGCGAGCCTTGTTACCGGCACCGGCTCGACGTGCAACCTCAACCGCATCGGCGATGTCGCCACGAGCACGTTGTACTTGCTCAAACCCAATCGTTTGGCTGCGTCCATCGGTAAGCAGAGCGCGGGCGCGGGCAAGTGCAGCCTCAACGCTGTCGTAGGCGATGCCGGTTCCCTCATTGAGACGGCCCATTTCACCGGGCTGCAGCACAGAATTGATACGATCCAGGGCGGGGCGGACGTTGACGTGCCCAGCGTCATTGCGGACGGCGCCGAACGCCTCGTTGTCTTGTGCGCGACGTGCTGCACTCATCCGAGTAGTGGCAGCCTGCGCGGTCTCGGCAGCGCCTAGCCCCTCCTCAACGGCTTGAGCAACACGCCCGCCCTGCCCTGCCTGCCGCTGGTCAAGGAACTCCACGAGCTGCTGACGGCCCTCGCCGGGGTTCTTGGCGACGACAGCCGCCTTACGCCGCCCCGCATTGTCGAGAGCGTCGAGCAGCCGGTATTCCGTTTGCCCGTCCGCCACGGCGGCGCCGACGCGATCCGCAACCTGCGCCGGGGTCTGCCCGCTTTCAGTGGCGGCCTGCAGTAATTGGCGATCAGCGTAGCGGCTCGGATTGATGCGGGCCGTGATGTTGGAGATGGCCGGAGCGGTGAGCAGCCCCGCGGCAGCTGTTACCGTAGGAACGCCCGCTCCGATGCCCGCACCTAGCGCACCACCAGCAAGCGCATTCCCAAATCGCTCAGTTCCATTACCCTCTGCCGCGCCCGCGAGAGCACCATAGGCCACACCGTCTGCTGCGGCTCCAGCTGCCGTGCCGAGCAAGCCTGAGCCCAAGCGTGAGGCAATCCGCGGGCCGAATGTAAGGCCAGCGTTGTAGAGCGCCTGCCCCGTCCGAACGCCGCCGATGACCTCTGCCGCCGTTCCGAGCCCACCAGCCGCTCCACGGGCATCTTCAAGGTCAAGATCCTCGCGAGCCTTCGCGTAGTCGTAGGCGGTGAACGGGTTGAGCGTCCCACGGCGCCACATCTGCGCTGGGGTGCCAGCGATAGCGCGGGCTTCATCTGCGAGACCGAAAGTGATGCCTTGCGCCGCCACGCGAGCGGCCGGGCTCAATTCGGGCACACCTTTGGCGCGCTCGGCATCACGCTCGCGGCGAACGGTCTCCCGAACCGGATCAGCGGCAGGCGCCTTCGCCTTCGGCACGAGGTCCGAGAAGTCGATCTCGGTCGTGTTCGGGATCAGGTCGTCAAAGGTGATGTCTGCCACGGATCAGAGCCCCGCAGGATCAATGCCGGAGGCGCGAAGTCGGCTGATCACAGCCTCACGCGGAGCACCCTTCGCGATGGCGTCGCGAGCCGACGATAGCGGGTCGCGGGCGGGTGTCTGCGTCTGCTGCGGGGCAGCGGGGGCTTGGCCGGCGCCACCGCCCCGCTTGTAGTAGGTGCCCTCCCGCATCTCGGAGATGCGGGACTGCGCCTTTGCCTGCTGCTTCTGCGCCATATCAATCATGCGGTCGATGGTGCGCTCGCGGATATCGGGTGGCGTGGTCGGGTCGCCCAGGATCTCGGTGAAACGCGCCATCTCGCGATCGGTCGTCGCACCCTTAAGGGTCTCCGACATCGACTTGATGGCCTCCATGGACATGATCTGCCCGAATTCGCGGGTTGCTTCCGCTGCCTTCGGATCAGCAACCCAATCAGGCACTGCCGCATCAGGAAGAGCCGTCCCGAGCCAGCCGCGGGCTGCGGAGCCCACGCCCGTGAATGTCTTGCGGTTCAGTTCCCGCGCCCTCTTGAGGGTGTCGAGCGTGGAGTCAATCTGCGGGATCGCGTCCTCGGACTCGTGGATCACCTTGCGGTCTGCCGCCGGGATGTCGTTCTCTCGGCCGACCTTGCCCGTACCAACCCAGGACCGCCATTCCGGCGAACCTTCCACAAGCCCGAGGCTGGCCGCTTCGGCTCGGCGAGCCTCAATCTGTGCCCGGATCTTGGCGCCCTCGTCGCTGCCCGTGGCGTCTTTCGCCTGAAGCGCAACCGTCTGCTGACCGGTCCTCGTGTTCTCGTTCCAGACGTTGCCCTTGTCATCCGTGTGCTGACGGTAGACCTCCTGCGGGGGCACGACGCCCTTCAGGATCTCGTTCACGAAGGACGTGTTGCCGGCAAGCGCAGTCGCCTGCTCGCTCGTCATGCCAGGGATCTTGGACTGGATGAACTTCGCCGTCTGGTTCTCGGCGTTTTGCTCTCGGGCGAGCTTGTTGGCTTTCAGGCCGTACTCCGCTTGAGCGAGCCGCGACGCAGCTCGGCGCCCCTCGCCCTGCTGATGGGCCTGAAGCCCAGCGCCAATCCCCTGGCCGAAGCCGGGCGTCGTCAGCAGACCGGTGGCGATAGATGTCAGAAGTCCGTCACTCGACCTGATGCCGCCCATGACGCGATCAAGGAAGGACGGGCCCTCTGCGGCCGGAGGTTCAGTCTGGGCGGCAGACATAATCGCCTGCGCACCCGGCGCGGGCAAATCAGCCTGCGCCACGGTGTCGAACTCTGGCGGGCGAGTGGGCGGCAAAGGCACTCGAACGCTGCCAGCAGGTGCTTGAGCCCTTTGCGGGCCGCCAAACGACAGCGGGCGACGCTGCGGCGCGGCCTGCACGGCTTGTTCCGGCAGAACGGTATCCGCGGGCGGCACGAAGCCTTGCGGTGCGCCGAGCGGCATCGCCTGGAAGAGGCGGGCAAGGTCTTCCGGGCGCATCTGGGGAGCGCCGAACCCGAAGGGCGATGCGGTCACGGCTTACTTCCCGTAGAATTTCGAGGCTACGTCAGCACCAGCTAGGCCGATGCCTAGCAGCGATTGGAACAGGCTCGGCGTCGGGATTTTCTGCTGCGTCGTGCCGGTCGAAGTGCCGCCCGTGCCCGCAACGGGGATGCCGAGTTCAGCCAGCAAGCCGAGTTGCTTCCACGGCGATTGCTGCTGCTCGTTGAACACGTCCTGCAGCGCGGCGAGGTCGAGCTGGCGAGACGCGTCCTCGGTCTGGCCGACGCCGAGCAGCGTCTTGCCCGGCTGCAGCAAGGCACTCTGAACACCCGGCACGGCTCCAACGCCGGCCATAGCCGCAGCGCGATCTGCCTGCCCCGCCGAGAGCGCCGAGCCGTACTGCGCGAGTGTCTGCGCGTTGTTGGCCTGCCGCAGGCCCGCGAGAGCCTGCTCTCCGGCTAGGCCCTGCTGAGCCGCTTGGGACGATAGGTTGGCCCCAGTCACAAGCTGGTTGGCGTTGCCCGTGCGGGTGTCGTTGATCTGGCCGAGCAGACCTGCACTTGCACCCGTGCGAGCCAGCAAGCCGCTGTCGATCGCCTGCGCGGCCTGCGCCTGACGCTGACGTTCATTCTCGTAGTCCTGATACCGAGCCTGCGTGCCAATCCCAGCGACCGCATCGGCGGTAGCTCCGGCAAAGCGGCCCGAGCCGTAGCGGCCAGACGAGGAGAACTGCTGCGCCACCTTCGTGGCCGCATCGTTGCTCGACCGCGAAATGATGTCGTCCAGATAGGGGTTCGCGCCGCCGAGGTACTTCCCGTCCGCCACATCCTGAAGTGAGCGCTGCGTCTGAGACGGCCCCGCGAGCCCAGCGTTCAGGCGCTCGTAGCCGGAGGCATCAAGATTGTACTGCCCGCCGGTCAGCGCCCGACCAGCGGCAGAGGCGGCGTTGTTCGGATCAGAGAGGCGGGAGGCCGCGCCGGCTACGCCAGAGGTATCGACGCCCTGCACGCCGAGAATGCCGTTGACGGCGCTCTGCGTGTCTCCTGTAGCCCCGCCGTTGGCCAGCAGGCCGCCGACGTAGGCATCCGCCCCCTGCGCCGCACCAAGGCCACCGTTGGCGTTCTGCGTGATATAGTCGAGCCCGCTGCGGGTCGTGCTGCCGAGCCCCGCCGTGCGATCGCCTTGATAGACCTGAGAGCCCACGCCGGAATTGTAGGCAGCCAAGCCGCCGTCGATGATGGTCTGCAGAGCCGGGATCGCAGGCGCGTAGGGTGAGCGCGTCTGCGTCTCGTTGGTTGTCTGCGTCTTGGTGCCGCCGTTCATCTTAGGCCGCCCTCAAGGGTTTGCGGAAATGGAAGCCAGCGGCGTCAGGCGTCGCGGCATAGTCGGGAAAGAAGCGGCCCCATGCCTTGCGGCCGACGAACTCGACGGCGTGGCATCCGAGCCGCGAGGCGCCGGACTCAACCTCGGCGATCACATCGGGCCACGCGACGCCTTCGGAGCGTCCGCCGAGGCGCAGAACCCAACAGGATCGTTCGCCGTCCTCGTAATCACGGACCTGGGTGACGCCCGCCGCAACGGAGCGGCCGAGATGGTCGAGGACGACGATAAGTTGACCTTCCTCGCGGGCGCAGATCGTGCGCAGATCGTCAGCGCTCATGTCACAGCCGGCGCGTCGCTCAGCAGCGGCAAGCCACGGGGCGACACGAGGCCAGACCCGCTGGATCTGGGCGGGCTGGACGGGGAGAAGGCGCATCAGAGGCGGAACACAGCCTGATAGGCATTGAGCATCAGATTGGCGGCCAGGGCGGGCGGCACGCGCCCGGTCAGTGTCCCCATGCCGGGCATGAGCAAGCGTTCGAACCCCGCGGTTCGAGCAGCCAAGAACGCGGCTTTACTGGCTAGAAAGACATCAACCGGATCATGGATCGGAGCCGGCAGGCGCATGGTCGGCGCCGAGATGCAAAACCGAATGCCCTCGTCGCCAGTCGGGACGATTAAAGCCTCGCCAACGAGCAGTTCGCCCATCGGGCGAGCCGAAATCATCGCTTGTAAGGCCGCCTGCACGCCCCAGCCCCATTTATTAGAATAGGCGAGGTCAATGCCGCCATCCATCATACCGAAGCTGTTGGCGGGCGAGACGGCAGCGTCGGCCTGAAGCGTTAGCAGGTTGCCGATATGGCCGCTTACAGCACCAAGACTGCGCCGCCGGGCCTCGAACTCGGCCGCAGCAGGAACGGCAGAATTGAGATCGCAGATGGTCAGTTTCATCAGCGCTTGCGGATCTCGTAGCGGATACGCCGACCTTCGCCCCCGGCAACGTGGCCGAGCACAAAGAAGCCGCGCTCCGTCTGCTGCAGGAAAATTTCGGCTGCGGCGGCGCCGGCATCAAGTGGCGAGAACGTCACCAGTGCCCGAGGCTCGCACAGCCGGGCGTCAACTAGGGTCTCAGTGCCTGTGCCGAGTTCCGCATCGGCGGCCGACAGCGCATTAGTCCCCCCTTCCGACAGCTGACGGACGATGGCGGCGATGCGCGGGGTGAGCGTTTCGAGGCCAGCAAGGTTCATCGCTTGCCCTCGCGCGTCGCATCAGGCTCAATGCCAGACGCATAAGTCCAAGCCGTTCCCGCCGGCATGCGAATGCGGGCACGATGGACGCGCGCCGACACCCGGCAGGGAGCAAAACGTTCCACGGTCGGCGCTGTCTCAGGCTTATAGACGATGGGATCGGAGACCTTCAGCGTCTCACGCCCGCCGACCGCCACGCGCCAATCGTCGGCGTCCGTGTCGAGCCGGATGCCACGGACGAACCCGCGATCGGGGCGGAACGGCATGATGTCCGCCGTCTCAATCACGGCTTCCAACGGCGGTCCAGTCAGCAGAGCGAGGCGGTTGTCGGCAGTGATGAAGCCCAGCGCCGGAACGCCGCCCGCATAGCTCGGGTCATCAAATGAAAGCTGGCTCGGGTCATCAACAGAGCCGGCAATCGCGTCGATCGAGACGGCCGGGGTAGCGGCTGCCAACCCGGCCCGCAGCGTCACCGTGATTGGGCCTGTCCAGCGGTCGAGCAGCCAGTCGTAGAGCAGGGCCTCGCCGAGCAGGCTCGGATCGGAGGCCGGAGCGCCCTTCAGCCGGTAGGCAAACAGGATGCGCGGGCCTGTGGCATCGCGGATTGCGACCGTGGCACCGATGCGGTTGGGGTCAATCCGGCTCAAAAAGAAGCGGTTGACCCGCTCGGCGCCGATCGGCGTGGACGCGCTGCCGGCGTAGGGAAACGCATGGAAGCCGTCACGGTCCACGAAGAACACGCGCGGGCCGGCGCGCACGACCGCCGTGGGTGAGACGGCGCCGCGGTTCTCCTCCAAGAGCGAGAACGACAGCACGCCAGCGCCACCGGATACATCCAGGCGACGCACAGCCCGCTCCTGCAGGACAAGGCCAAACTCGCCACCGACAACCGCGATGACGGCCCCGCCGTCGGGGAAAATCTGAATGTCGCCGTCGTGGCCGTTCTGCTCACCGAGGGGCCACGCCTCAGGGTTGCCGATGTCGGACCACTGCACCGCGTTGCGATCTGAGGCGAGGCCGCCGAGGACGACATACTCCCGGACGACAGCAACGTGGCGGGCGCGCGGCGGCGGGAAGCCGCTATCCTTGCCGAGGTCGCGAAAGGCCCCGCCGCTATCTACGTCGATGACCTGCGGAGGGGCGCCGAGATGCACCGCGACCAGCAGCGAGCCGTACAGAGTGAACGACCAGCTATCATCTGCCGGCATGCCGTAGGTTTGCGCCGGGTTTGAGACGTCCGTCCAACCGCCAACCCCGTTTGAGCGGTACAGCCGCGAGCCGGTGCCGGCGAAGAAGATCGGGACGCCGAAGAGCGGGCTCGTCACCGTAACGGCCCCGCGGCACACGTCTGGCAGCGCGTCTGTGATTGCTTCGGGGCCAGACAGCGGCGCGTAGCCATCGGCGCGGGGCACGACGTTCTGCGCCACCGATGTGACAGCCGCGTCAATTGACGCCACGTCCGGCGCGTAGGGCGCCAGCGGGACGCGGGGCAGCGGGTCGGACACGGTCAGCTCACCGCCTTGGCGGCGGCCGTCTCAGCGGCAGCTACGACAGGCCGCGTGGTACGAACGCCCGTCTTCTGCGTGTCGGCCTGCCCGAAGATCGCGCCCAGGCGCTCCTTCACCAGCCCGAGCCACTGCGCCGAGCGCTCCTCGTCCTTTTGGAAGAGAGCGGCCTCCATGAGTGTGCCGTAGAGGTAGACCTCCGGCGCCTTCTGGATGAGCCAATTTGTCGGCTGAGTTGCAGACAGCGACGGGATGCGCGCGTAATAGGTAAGATCTACGAAGCCAGGAGCGTTCGGCATAAAGCGCAGCTTGCCCGCGAGCAGGGTGTAGAACTGAGGCGGCCCGTTGGGGCGGTGCCTATTGCGAAACTCAGGCGAGTCCGGCTCCACATAGCGCAACATCAACGGGCGCTGCGTCTTCCCGGCAGCGGGATCCCACTCAACGGCAACCCAGTCGATAAAATCGGCAGGCAGGTCAATCTTTGCGTTCTCAGAGGGGATGGGTCCAGTGGACTTGTGCATGTCCACGACCTTCAGGTCGGTGTTGAACCGCCCCTCGGCCTGCTGGATGAAGATGCGCGCATAGCTCTGCAGGTCGGGGCGTGCGAGATATTCTTCGACGGCCGCAACGAGTGTCGGATAGTTCGTGATGGGATCGGCCACAGGCGGTCTCCGGCCTTACGGCGTGGGCTCGGACGCGACCATGCGGGCACGCCCCCAGCGGGCGGCGCGGTCAAGCGTCGTGATGTTGTCCAAGGCTTCCTCGAACAGCCCCTTCCATGTCATCAGCCGCGCATCGTTCCGAAGGAACGGCTCGGCCTCGATCAGGGCGCCGTAGAGGTAGAGGTCGGGGTTCTTCAGCAGGAACCGGTTGACCGGCTCCGCATCCGTCAGGGGTGGGATGCCCTGGCGGTAGACGATGCTGACTTCTCCGTTGCCGGCCGGGCCGACGAGAAGGAAGGGCTGATCCAAGTCGCCGAGCCAGACGCTCGGATCGGCGTCAATGTCGTCCAACGGCACCGAGCCGATGATGGTGAACCAGCCAGGGCGCCCGCCATAGCAGGCCGTTCCGTCCGCAACGTAGTCGTAGCCGTCGCCCTGGCGCCTGCGGAGCCCGTAGGAGGCCCCGTAGCGGCCGACAAAGGCGTGCGGACTGAGATAGTCTAGACTGCCGCCCCAAGGCCCCATGATGGAGCGCCACGCGGCGTAATCGTTCGGCAGCGGCGCCCGCCCGCCGACGAGATCCAAGCGGATCATCGTCTCGTTGTCGGAGATGTCGAGCCTGCGATGAATGCGGCGCTCGGCCAACTGGACGAAGGTCGGGATGCGCGTCGCGAGATCGGCGCGTTCCAGATAGTCTTCAATCGCAGCAACGAGGCTCGGCAGGTCGGAGACGGTCATCAGATCCGCCCATCACGAGTGCGGAAGGCCGCGTGATCCGGGTCGTTGAGCCAGCGGCGCAGGAAGGCGTCATCGCCCTGCCGCAGAGCCTCGCCGAGCCGGTTGTGGAAGACGTTGAGCGGCACGCGGGCAACGAGAGACATGCCGTCGCCGTGCCGCTTGCCGGCGTTCTCCGCCCGCATGGCAGCGTTCTCCGCCACCAGCTGATCGGTCGGCACCATCTCGCGGATGTGCATCTTGTCGCCGTCGTCCAGCATGTGCACCTCACGACCGGTATCGCGGTCGCGCTGGAGCACACACCAGCCGTCAGCGGTGTATTCGAGCGGCATGTCGGGGATGCCAGCCGTGGCGGCCAGCATCCCGTCCATGTCCATCGTGTCGAGCGCTTCGGCCATTAGCCGCGGCGATCCGCACGCTTGGCGGTGCCCGCCTCCATGCGGTCCATCGCCTCCTCTTCGGGAAGCTCGACCTCTTCGCCAGCCTTGACGCGGTACTCTTGGTCGTCCGCGTAGCCGTCCGGCTTGTTGTGCGGCCAGATGTCGGCGACGGCGATCATGCGGACCATCTTGCCCTTCGGCTTCTTGGCCGCAGCCGTGCGCGGAACGTCGGCGGGGGCCGGGTTCAGCGGCTCGGCCGGCAGATCGCCGACCGGCTTCGGAAGACGGGTCTCGGGATCGACCAGATCCTCGCGCAGGTTGGTGATCGGATCGATGCCGTCCTGCGGGGCATCCGGATAGACGCCCGGCCGGTTGTCGCCGCGCGGATCGGGCTTGGCGTCCACGAGCTTGCTGGTGTCGATGACGGGCGGATTGCCCTGCGGCTTGAGCTTGTCTGCCATGGTCTTTCTCCATGCGCCAGCGGCCGACCGCGGAGGGCTGGCGCGCTGTCGTCAGGGTTGCGGGAGGGCTTACGAGAGGTCGAAGATCCCGAAGTGGGCGGCTTCGTTCTGCACGACGAGCGTGTACTCGGCGACCATCACGGTCTTCCACGCGTCGCCGGTCTTGGCGGGCTTGTCCACGAACATGGGGCGGAGGTAGCCCAGCTCGACGTAATCCGGGTCGATGCCAAGCACGGAGCCGTTCGGCATCTGCCGATTGGGGACCGTGGCAAGGCGCCCGAAGTCACCGAGGTAGACATCCGCCGCCGCCACGATGGTGGCCGCCTTGTCGCCCGTGTCCCGGCGGTTCTGAGCAATGCCAGGGAACGACGAGAACACGCGCTTCTGCGCCACCGGCATCATGATCATGCTGGGGCCGCCGCCGGCAGCATAAGCCGCCTGCTGCATGTCCTTGAGCATGCCCTCGGTCCATGCCCGAGCCGTGCCGGCAGTGGGCGCCGCCACGAGGCCGGTACCCGAGTTGAAGCCGCCGTTCGCGCCGCCCGCACCGCGGGAGACGTTGGTGGTCAGCCACGCCGAGAAGCCGCCGAGACGACGCGCCGTTGCACCCGCCGAAGCGCCTGCGTTGGACGCCTGCGAGCCCAGAAGGATGACCTCCTGATCCTTCTTCAGTTCCAGGCCCTTCTTCATGGCCTGATACTTCATCTCGGACGAGCGGCCCGCCTTCTTCACCTCCTCCAGCGTGCCGGAGATGAGGATCGTCTTGCGCGAGATCTGCGTGTAGTTGCCGACGCGGGCCGGCGGGTTCACATCCGCGTAAGTGTACTCGTCACCTTCGGGGAATGCGTTGTTCGCATCGGCCGGAGCCAGCGTGTCGAGCTGCCACTCATGCTTGGTGGAGTCCACCTTCGTGCGGCCGATGTTGGAGATGAAAGGCGTGTCCGCCTTGTTGATCATATAGATCTTGTCTTGAAGGTCCTCGCGGATGCCCTTCGAGTCATAGGTGTCGGTGGTGCCGGCAAGCTGTGCCATGGCGTCCTCGGATCAGTCGGCCGCGGCCCCGCAGGGCTCAAGCGGCTGGCGATGTCTGGGATGGTTCAGCCGAACACGTCATCGAGCACACCCGTCGCGAGCGCGCTTTTGATGTCGGGGTTCTGTCTGAACCGCTGATCCGCGTCGCGTCTGACCTGACCTTCACGGGTGCCCGCTCCCGGCCGTGCGGCGGGGCGGATCGGAGGCGCCGACTTCACGCGGTCTACCGCGGCGGGCTTCTTGGCCTGCAGGTCGAGGTACTTCATCGCCATGTCCAGCACAGGGAAGGCCCTGGGGTCCTGGATCCTGTCAATGTCGCCTCGGCCGAGCCCAAGCTTCTCGCCGTACTTCTCCACTCGCGTCAGAAATTCCGTCCGGCCTTGCTCCGTGAAGAGGGCCGGCATCTTCTGCCGGAGGGTATCCTGTGCCTCGACCAGCGAGCGGCGTTCCTGCTCCTGCTGCTGGCGGGTCTGTTCCTGCTGCTGCGCGGTCTGGCGCTGGCCGACCTGCTGCTGCTGCGCGGCGAGGGCTTGAAGCCGCTGCACGCCGGCTTGGTGTTGGGCCATCTGGCGGCTGTAGGCCACCGGGTCGGTGTCCAGCAGCGCCATATCGGGCTGAGCCGGCAGAGTATCGCGCAGGGCGGCCACGGCGATGTCCAGAACGCCGACAAGCTCCTGCTCGTGCGCCTGGATGCGCTGGGCCTCCTGCTGGATCGTCTGCCGGTGCTGGGCGATCTCCTGCGTCTTGCGGGTGTAGTCGTCCTGCCGGAGGAAGCCGCGCCGCACGTCCTCGGCGCTGTAGCTCTGGCCGTCGATCTCGATGGAGAACGAGGGCTGCTTCTTGCCCCTGTCGTCCTTCTCGTCATCCGCCTTCGCCTCGGGCTCGGCGTCGGTGCCGTCGTCGGCTTGTTCCGCCTCTCCCTCGGCCTCGCCCTGTCCTTCCTCGCTGGGCTCAGCCTCGCCTTCGCCTTCCACAAGCTCACCTTGGGGAGCGAACCGGCCGCCCTCACCGCGTGGCTGCTGCCGGGCGCGCTCGGTGCGGGCCGGCTCCTGCTGTTCTCCGCCCTCGCCTTCGCTGCCAGCATCATCGTCGTCCTCGAACCCGAACGCATCGTTGGGAAGGTCGTTGGCGATGCTGCGGATGTCCTCGGGACGTGCGTCCGCAGTCTCGGCCGGAGCCGAGGTATTGCGATCTGACATGGGGATCTCTCAGTGGGAGGGGGTCAGGCGACGGAAGGGGCTTCGCGGTCGCTGAACTTGGTCTGCGTGACGATGGACTTGAGCCGGTCACGCACGGCTCGGGCGGCCTGAAGTTCGGCCGTGTGGCGCTGAAGCGCGGGGAAGTCGGAAACGTTGGCAGAGGCTAGAGCCTCAAGGGCGGCAGTCTCGATCTCGGCCAGAGCTTCGGTCAGAAGCTCGTCGCCAAGCAGTTGCTCGGCGCGGATAGCGCGGGCGCGGTGGTCGGTGGCGGACATCAGACGGGTGGTCCAAGCCGGATTAGAATATGCCGGATGGCTTCAAACGCATGGCCCGGCATGAAGTTGTGGGGCTCATGCGCCAGCATCAGGAGCCGGTCATATTGCTTGGCAAGGTGCCCGCGAGCGGTCAGCTTGAACGACACCCGCGATCGGTTTTGCTTCACCTCTTCCATCAGGCCGAGATCCACGAGTTCTCGGCACCCGGTGGGGTCTACCGTCTCGTAAAATTCGGCAGACTGGTTACAGACGGTGGACCACGCGCCTTTGCCCTTTGAGGACAAGTTTTCCATCACTGCCTCGGGATGTTGCTCGACACGCCAGCCACGCCGGTCGCGATCTGGGCGGCACGAAGCTGCGTCTCCCGCTCCATCTCCGTCATGCGAAGCTGGAACTCGCGGTTCATCTGCTCGGTCTTCAGAGCGAACTCCTGCTCAAGCCGCTCGCGCTCCATCTGAAGCTCGGTGGCCTGCCGCTCGCGGTCGAGGGTGATGTCGGCCGCCTGCTTTTCACGGTCGCCCTGCACCCGAGCCGCGGTCTTCTGCTGGTCGGCGGCAAGGCGGGCTTGCGCCGCATCAGCGCGCGGATCGGTCGGCTGCGGACGGGAAGCCATCCACTGCGCGAAGTCCTCGTCGGTGAGGCTGGCGAAATAGCTGTCGGCATCCCGAAGGCCCGCCGCCTCAACCATCTTGTGCAGCGTGCGGACGTACATCGAGGGCTTGACCACCGGGTTGTCCGGTCCAAGCCGCTGGATGATCGCCTCTTGCCGAGCTGCGATGCCGCCGAGCATCTTCAGATCGCGCTCACGCGAGCCAGTGCCAAGGCCCACGTTCACGCTCACGTCCATCGCCGCGTTCCACGAGCGCGGATCGAAGGCGACCCACTCGTTGCGCAGGCGGATGGTGCGCGGACGGTCCTGATTGCGCACGATAATGCGAAGGAGCTTGGCGAACAGCTTCTTGAGGCCGAGTTCCGCCATGTTGCGGGCGATCATCTCGACCCGAGCATACGAGGCGTCGTGCTCAAGCTGCTCGGCCGTGGCGGTCTGCGGCTCTAGCGCGGTCGCGTCGAGCGAGGCTGTAGCGCCTGAAATGCCTGTGCGGCGCTGAATGATGCCGTCAACCGCCTGGATGGCGCCGAGCGTTACGTTGGCGATATTCGGGACAGTCAGGTCTTGGATGACCGACGCCGGGGCTTCCTTGGTGCGGATGATGCCGCCGAAGACCGGGTTTAAGACCTCGTCAGGGTCAACGATCTTGTCCGCGTTCACGCCGCGCTGCGGTCGGTTCTGCGCATAAATGTTGTCGAGCCCGCCGCGCCAGAGCGCCGTCTTCACCCGCTGCAGGTCCATCACATTGTCGGCGGCGGACTGGCCCATCCAGCGGTGCGGGACAGGCTGCGGCGTCCAATCAACGAAGGGGCGGTCGTCCGGCCACTCGACGGCTTCCAGCAGCTTTCGCCCGCCATTGCCGCCAGCTGTCACCACCTTCAGGCTCTCGGCCACGCCGTCGCCGTTCAGATCGGCGTAAACGTAAGCCTCGGTGATCTCGATTTCGGCCATCGCGCCGTCATCGCGCCCGGAGGAGCAGTCAGCGTTGGCTTCGCGGTCGCGATCGGCATGGCTCTCGTGCGCGGGGCGGTCCCAAGCCGGGAGGTCATCGATCTTGTCGCGCGGATAGCCCTGCTTGATCAGGTCCGAGCGCGTCATCCGGGTCTTCTGCCAGACGCAGCGCGCGGTCTCGATCGAACGGGCCTTGGCCGAGATCCCGAAGTCCTCGGGCGGCACCGGCTCGACCCGCAAGCGCCCGCCATCGCTGTAGCGGCGGATGCGCAGGTCAAACACGCGGATCGGGTCAGTAGCGCCCGTCATCGGGTTGCGGATGAACACCACCCGCTCTTGATGGCCGAGGATGTCGATGCCCTGATCCTGCATCAGGAGCGTGATCTCGTCCTCGGTCTGCCCCGTTAGGTCCTCGACCTCTTCCTCAGGAGTCGTGTCCCACCAGCATTTGACGATGCCGTTGCGGATCTGCAGGCCATCCTTAATCCATGTGTGCAGCAGCAGGTAGCCGTCGCACTCATTGGTCAGGACGTAGTTGACGTAATCGGTTGCTTGCGCGGCCGCCGCCTCATCCTCGGGCTTGGCCGGCTCGTACTTGCCGAGCTGCCCAGCGCCTGCAAACACGCGCATCAGGCCCGGCAGCATCGTGTCGATCACGTCGGCCACGTCACGCGACACGATGGAGGATCGGCCTTTCTCAGCCTTCAGATCCCGCATGATGCCGTCGTAGTAGTCGAGCGCGTCGGAGCGGCGGTCGCCCTTGTCGTCGTTGTCGAAGGTCACACCGCCCGCGATCTCCTCATCAAGGAGCCGAAGCAGATCCTTCTCTGTGACTGGCTTGGGGTGAGCCATCAGTTGCAGATCACTCGAATGGTGAGCGCGGTGCTGGGCGCCGTCTCAAACGGACCGCTCGTCAGAAGCAGCGTGCCGCGGGAGCGCTTCACCAAGACAGTCGCTCCGGAAAGGGTCTGAGACGTCACGCCGCCGCCGGTCATCTGGTCGCCAACCCAGCCGTGGATGATGTCCACGTCGGGCGCGGTCGTGCAGGCGGGCCAGGAGTACGTCGCGACGCCGCTGGTGTTGCTGGTGGCGGTGTAGCGCTCAACACGGCGTGGTGTGCCGGCAGGACCAGTCGCACCCGTTGCTCCAGTTGCGCCTACTGGTCCCACCTGACCGGTTGCGCCCACGGCACCCGCAGGACCGGCGGGGCCAACGGCGCCAGCAGGCCCTTGTGCGCCCGCTTCGCCCTTCGGCCCCGCGGGCCCTTGAGCACCAGTCGCGCCGCTTGGTCCCGCAGGACCAGGGCTTCCCTGATTGCCTGCCGGGCCTTGCGGCCCGGCAGGCCCCATTGCACCTTGGGCACCAGCGTCTCCCTTCGGCCCCTGCACGCCCTGCGAACCAGTCGGCCCCATCGGCCCCACACCGGGCGAGCCCTCCTGCGCGAGCGCAGGGCCAGCGAGAAGCGCGAGCAGGACTGCGCCGACGATCGGACGCATCAATTGCCCCCACCGTACTGAAGGCGGAACGTGCAGGGCTTCGGAAGCTCGTCCAAGGCCATGATGGAGACGTAGCGGGTGGAGCCGCCCATCGGGTTGGGAGAGCTGCTGAAATTCCGTGAGGTGCGAGCCAGAAAGACCGAGCCAGTAAACTCGTTCACGCTTCCACTCGCGGATGTGACTTGGAGAACGCCGGGGATCTCCTTGCCATTGAAGGTTGCCGGCTGCGTCGCGATCGGGGCTGAAACAGTCACCGTCTCAATGACGACATCAGCGCCGCAGAGGTTGACCCCGCGGTAGGCGTAGGCGTTTTCCGCCGGCTGATTAATCGCGTAGGTCCTCGGCGTCGTAAACACCGGAAGAGCCGCGCCCGGCCCGTTGCGCCGGAACGGCATCTGAGGGGGCACGTTCGAGACAGCGACCTGCGGCTGGCCGTTGAGGTAGCTCTGCGCGCAGAGCGGCGCGGTGATCGCCAGCACCACACCGAAAGCAATGAGGAGCCGTCCCATGGGGGCCTCTCAGTTCGCGGTATAGGATGAAAACACGCTGACGGTCGCAGCCGTCGCGCCGTTGACGAACACGGTGCGGTAGTTGGTGAAAACGACCGGAGCGGTCACAGTGACAGAGCTGCCGCCGCCGGGATGGCTCGTGGAAGCGAGCGAAAACCAACTCGTTCCGTCGTTGGAGCCATCAAGCCGAACCGTGCCGGATTGATTGGCAACGAACACCCCGTTGAACCGCGTGTAAAGCAGCGGGGCCGAACCGATATTGCGGGTCGTGCCAACTGCAGGGGCGCTCGCCCCAACGGCAGTGGCGTTCTGATCAACGAAGGTTACAGCAGACGACTGATTGGCTGCCGTAGCTGCGCCAGCGCCGCCCGTGACTTTCAGTGCACCGGTCGCATCAAGTTGCAGAGGGACGTTCTGGTCAGCCACGAGCGAGGGAGTGCCCGTGTTGACCTTGCCCATTGTGAGGGTCTGCGCGAGAGCAGGTCCCGCAGCAAGCAGGACGGCGCAGGCCATCGCCCGCGCAAATGCGCGTCGGAACATCAAACCACCCACCCACTTTTCGGCTGGCCCCACGACCGCGACTTCGGCTCAACGATCGCGTGCCGACGCATCATCAGGGCGTAGCGCCCGGCGCTGATCAGATCGTCCCGCTCCTTCACCACCCGGCCGTTGTCGCGGTGATAGAGCCGGAACTCCTCGAACCATTCCTCGCACTGCGCGAAGACCTTGAAGCGACCGGTATGCATCCGGTCCAGCATCTCGATCAGGCCAGCTTCGAGCCCGTTGCCCCCTTCCTCGTGGGTGGCGTGCTCGTCCAACATCGCAAGGCCCTGTCCGCGGTACTGCTCAGCGAGGGCGAGGCCGGAGCCCTTGTCGTGCTGCAGGCCGTCGTGAGGCCATGCACAGGGTATCCACTCACCCCAAGGCTTGATCGCAGCAGCGTGGATGACCGGTGTCGCCTCGCGCTTGCGGTAGCCGGCCGTCACGTACCAAACGTCGTTGTCGCGGTCCCAAGCGCACCGGGCCGCAGCGAAGGGGTGATCATACCCAAAGTCCATGCCGACGATCTGCGGCCAGGATTTCGGGACCGGGAACGCCTTGCAGCGGATCTCTTCCTCGGCAACAGGGAAGACGCGACCAGAGCCGAGGACCGGGATGCCCTTGGTGCGGGCATCGCGCATGTGCGGCGGGATCGCGTCCCAGAGCTTCTGCTTCTGATCCTCAGTGAGGTGGGGAACATCGTCCCAGGTGGCGGAGACGCAGAAGGTCACGCTGCGGCCTTAGCCTTCGCCAGTTGCTCGCGAGCCCAAGCCAAGTCACGGCGGGCGTGTGCGATGGTGTGCTCAAGGCGCTTGATGCGCTGGAGAAGCGCCTTCTCGGCGTCGCTGGCGGCTGCCATCACGCCCATTCCTCGGCGCGGAAGCGAGCCATGTCGCCGCCCTTCATATACGAGGCTTCCTGCCGACGCTGTTGGCGGCGCAAATACCCCACGAGGTCAGCGACTTCCCGCGGCGAGCATTCACCGGGCTTATTCACAAACGCCTGGAAAGACGCTGGCGCTGGCGTGGCGCCAAGATCAAGGAACAACCACGCGCCGCTGGGGCCGGTGTCATACTTGCTGTCGAGCGCTTCCGCGAAAGAGATCGCCGCAGCCATCACGCCCCACTCTTCATAGCCGCCATGTATCTCATGGTGACTTCAGTCATACCCGAAAGCGGCGTGAAGGTACACAGCATAAGGCCATTAGTTGTCATCAGACGAAGCATACACTCGTCAAATACATCTGACGGCGGTTCTTCATCCAGCCACGCTAAGTGCTTCGCGGTGCCCTGAAACTTCTTCCGGCCCTGGTCGTAGCTCTTGAAGCCGAGGAGCGAGACGCCACCCGACACATGCCGGATGCGGGCCGTATCAAAGGCGCCCGTGACACCAGACCGCCGGCTCGGCTCTCCGATGATATCCTTCGCCGGGATGAGCCCCGTTCCAAGATGATCCTGCGGCCCCATCAACGTGGACTGCACGATGTCGCGCGTCGTTTCCGTCGTGTCGCCCGCCGCCCACGCCTCGATCGGGTGCGAGAAGCGCCGGCCCTCCCACCATTCGGGATAGCGACCTGTCAGGTGAAGCGCCGTCTCGTACCCACCGACGCCCCATGTCTTGCCGACACGGTTCGCAGCGAGCATGCATCGGTCGTACTCGGTCGCACCAGCGCGGAAGAACGCCATGTGCTTCGCGTACAGCTCGCGGCGGAGCGGGCCGTTATCGGGGTAGAGATGCAGGAGCTTGGTGCGCTCCCGCCGCTTCGCCTTCTCCTGCAGCAGCCGCGCCAGATGCCGCTTGGCATCAATGGGCGAGCAATCCGGCGGTAGTAGCAGCATCGCGGATCGCGGCGTCCAACTCTTCGTCCGGCACGTCGTCAAAGCTGTGCTCGACGCGGGCCTCAACGCTCGACAGCGCCGGCTTCTCGAACTTGATCGCAGCCTTCGCCGCGTCGATCCGAAGAGGCCAATCCTGAGACGGGTCCTTGTAGACCGTCATCAGAAGCGCGTGGGCGTCGCCCTGAAAGGCTTCGGGGATCTTCTCCGCGATCGCCTCACGAGCCGCATCCGCCGCAGCCTCGATCTCCCGTGTTCGCTTGTTCCTCGCTCCCTGCGGACGGCCCGCACCGGGGCGTCGTCCACCCGAGGGCATTTTGATTTCCTTGATACAAGATCAGAGTGCGCGGACGCGGTGTTCGAGCGCAACAGGCACGGCGTAAACACCATCAGCAGTCGGCACGAGGTCGATCACGTCGTTACGCTGAGCATCATTGGTACGAGCGCGCTCGTTTGCAGCCCAAAGTCCCTGTGCCGCGGTCATGTGAGCCTGCATCGCAGCCATCTGTTGTGCCGCCTGCTGCATCTTCAACAGATCGTCGGGCGGCATGAAGAGATGATCGAACATGTCTCAGCGCCTATCGGCAGAACGGTATCCCGCCGAGATGGAGGCGGCGAATATCACTTCGGAAGGAGGCCCTGAGGCATCTTCAAGGCGTCTTCTGCCTCGCGCTTCAGGCGGCCCAATTCACTATGGAAGCGCTGCATGTCGGAGAAGGCTTCCGCCTCATCCGCGCTTGGGTAAGACGCGGCAAGATCAGACCGCGAAACGCTCTTAAACGGGACCAAGCCGCTGCCGAGAAAGTGGAGGTCTTCAGCAGTGGGCGCTAACGGCTCAATGAAGGTGACGGCGATCTTATCGGACTTCGGCATGCTCGACACCTCTGCGCGCGCTACTTGTCCGACGATAGCACATCCTCGCTGCGGTATCCCGCCGAGACGGCGAGTTGAGCGTGACGGTCGATGGCGGCGATAGCGGCCTCGGCGTCTTCTATGATGCCGTTGGCCTTCGGGACCGAGCCGTCACCCCACCGCTCAAGGTCTATGCCCTGCGCGGCAGCTTGGCGAACACGAGAGGCCCACAGAGCGCGAGCGACGGCCTCGATCTGCCCTTCGCACCCGGAAGAGACAGCCAGCCGGGCGTGCTCATCAACAGCGCGTTGCAGGCCAGTGTTCTCCCTCACCATCCTCCCGAACGCGGCAGCGCCCCTCACATTCGGGGTGTCGTCTAGGCGGGAGGAGATGGAGGCGAGGCCGGAGGGGAGACAGGTCATGGACGCTTCGTAATCTCTCGGCACTCGGCAACGCCCTCAGGATCGGCAATGGCGAGCACCTGTTCGCACGCCTGTCTCGTTTCCCAACCGCGCTGGCTCAGCAAGCGGATCGAAGGCTCGCCCCAGAACCAGGGCTGGATCACGAGGACGGCGACCCACATGCTCACTCCCCCACCGCCATCCGATCCGTTGCCGGCCTCTGTCTCTTCCGTGCCGTGTCGCGCAAAGCCGTCTCTGCCGGGATGCCGTGTGCCTTTGAGAACCGAGCCGCCGTGCGGGTGTTGGTCTCTCGGGTGGATTGGGAGAGGGAGGCGGGGCGGGTGTTCATTCAGTTGACGGTGAGGCCGATCAGCAGGCCCCACACAACGAGGAAGGGGGCGAGAACCGAAAGGCCGCCATAGACAGCGTGGCGCGCATCCCAGAGCCAGCGGCGCTCGGCAGCTTGAGCAGCATCAAACGCCCCTCACTAGCACGACCACGAGGACGACCAGCAGCACGAGGCCGAGGCCGGCATAGGCTATGCGCCGAACGTCAAGCGCGCCGACGCGAGAGCCGAAGCTGCTATCCATGGCGCTTGTCCTGCGAGAGGGCTTCGATGACGGGGCGGGCTTACTGGCCGCACTCAGCATCCCGAGGGGCAAGAGCGTCAGCCTCAGGCTCAGTCTGGCCCGGCAGACGGTCAGCCCTGATGCGAGCCGTCTCTTCAGCAGAACGCCGAACCCAAATCACGGCATTGCCCTTGCTGACCGTTTTCCACTCATCCGGGTCGAAGGCGGTCGGCATCCGTTTCTCTCCTAGCGGGATGGACTTCGATGCGACGCCGTCTCCATCCTTCCGGGCAGGAGCACCCTCGCACGCGGGGGCGTTGACGCGCGCACCGCATCGAACTTGTCCCGCCCAAGCCGTCAGGCATCGGTGTGCAAAAAGGCTTGGCAGCTTGAGACGCTGACCGGAGCCTGGGCGGATCTGGGAAATTCGACGGCGGCCATCTCTGGCTTGCCAGGGCAGCCGTTGCCCCTACCGGGTACTTCCCGGCCGCACCCGTATCTGGCGCTTGCGTCCAGCCGTGATGCGAGGTCGCTGATTGGTGCGGGTGGGGCCTGCTACGAAACCCCACAATGCGAACCGGCCGAACCTTCAAGCGGGCGCTCGGGACCAAACCCATTGCGCGCCCGATGACGGCCTTACCGTCCTACGGCCAGCAGATTGAGCGCGGGTCTATGTGCGCTCTCAGAGCCGAAGCCCTTTCACCGTGTCACCGCACCAAACTGGAATTTTGAGACAACAACCCATGCGCCTCGGGCCTTGGGGTCCGTGGGCCGGGCCGATGCTAGCCGTCAACTTGCCCCGAGGGGTAGGACTTGGCCGGCAGGGGTATCCTGCCGACATACATGCACTGTTATTTCGTTCTGTCAAGCGGCGCGCACCGATTGCGCCGGGACATCAACAACGACCGACCCGCCAGCGAATGGAACATCGACTTTCACGCGCCCGGTACGCTCGTCCACGCGGCTCACCTTGCCCGGTTGCCCGGTGAAAGCGCCCTCCTCCACGACCACATCGTCACCGATAGCGAACAGGATGCGTCGAGCCGCCTCGATGTCCCCGCCGTAACCAGTGATGCAGTCCGCGAAGTTCTGTAGCTCTTCCGGCGAGATCACCATTGGCAGTCCACTCGGCCCGGTCACGGTGCCCTTGCGGCCAAAGCCCGTGCGATCGTCGTACACGCCGGGGTGAGACTCGGCCTTCGTCAGTTCGGCATGGTTCCGCACACCGACGAACAGGAGCCGCCGCAGGACCGGGATCATCGCCGTCCGCGTCTTGCCGATCTCCGAGACGAGCCGCACCGCCTCGCGGGCCTCGAACACCGGGATGCCGACTGCCGCGATTTGCTCCGCAGCCCACGTTGCACGCCGCGGAAGCGCGCGGACGACGTACCATGTCCGGCTAGGGTCCACGATAAATCGATCCTGAGGCTCCCTGGCGGCCAAATAGGCCCCCGACCTGACCGACTGCATGTTGACGGCCACTTTGCGCCTCACGCGCCGTTTTTGAGCACGCTCGCGGGCGGCGGCTCGGCGGAGGGCTTGGCGTTCCTTGTTGGTCATGGCGGCTTTCCTCCGAAGGCTACGGGTTGAGGTGGCTGGAGCGACGCGGGATAAGGGTCGGCAAACCCCACTCGCGCAGGATCTCTTCGACGGGGCGGTTAGCGGCCTCCGCCTCCTGCCGCGCGTACTCGCGCATGGTAGGGGCCTCACGGCACCGCTTGCGCTGTTCAGCCGTCCAAGACGCTTTGTGCCTCTTCATGCGGCGAGTGCCGCTTTGCCGCTGGCGGACGATATCGATCGTGCCTTCCTGCGTGTTGAAGCGGTGGCCGCAACCGTCGCACTCACGGCGGCGGACGATGACACGCGCATCTTCACGGTGGGGCCGGCTGTCCTTGACCTTCGTGTCGGCGCTGCACTTGGGGCAGATCATGCGGCGATCGCCGAGCGAGGGGCCAAGCCGAACTCAGCCAGGATGGCGCGGGGCACCTTCGTGTTGGGGTGATCCGGCGTGGGGCAGCCGAGGCGCTGAAAAGGCCAGTGCCCACCGGTCTTCTTCCAGTTGCGGACTTCAGAGCGCCAGCGGTCGGGGGAGACATTGGCGAGATGATCGCTGCAGCCCTGCGACGGGCCGGAGCCGAACAGGCTCGGCGCCGCGACGGGCTGCTTGCCGACAAAATCCTTCCACGCCTGCTGATAAAGCCAGGAGTCGGCGCCTTTAATGTACTTCGAGCCAACGTTCCCGGCCTGGGCCTGCTCCGCCGCGTAAGCCTTGGCGCCGGCCACGATCTCGTCGGGGTTCTCGCCCCGCTTCATCGCCTCGATCCAGCGCTTGCGGGCCATCGTCGTCGGGAAGGAAACGCTCTTCCGAGGATAGGCCCTGGCGAACTCGGCGAACTTCTCGAGATGCTGTTCGATCCGCTTTGCGGTCTTGCCCGCAGAGATATCTTCCTTGTTTTCCTTGTCTTCTAATTTGCGTCGATGCTGCGTCGTTTCCGCGTCGGCAGGTGCGTCGGCAAGTGCGTCGGTCGGAAGCGATACACGTTGATAACTGTCGTAATTGCAAAGGGTTATGACCGTCACCCCTGCGTCGCTAGCTGTGTCGATCACTGCGTCGGTTTTCAGACGGCTTAAAAAACGCCTGACGCGAGGTTCTTCCCACTGCCAGCGCTGAGCCATGAAGCGGAGGGAGCAGGCAACCTGCCCCCGGCGCACCTCGACCTGCACCGAGCCAACGGTGCGCTTGTGCGGCTTCCAGGCGGCCTCGGAGATCAGCCACATGAGGGCCTGCACCTTTGTGTATTTTTCGCCAGCCACGGACGGGTGATCGAAGATGCCGCGGTCCACGGCGAAGACGCCCCGCTCACTCATCGGCCCATCTCCGCCAAGGCATTGCAGGAGACATCGCAGAAGCACTCGACGCGGATCGTCGGGCCGCTACGCTGCTTCAGGATCTCGATTTCCAAGGTGTCGCGAACACGCTCCAGCCGATCGACTTGCTCCGGCGTCGGCTCGGCGACGTGTTCGAGGTAGTAGGCTTCGCGGAACAGGCCGATCACCACGTCAGCGTCCTGCTCAATCGAGCCAGAGTCGCGGAGGTCGGACAGGATGGGGCGCTTGTCCGGCCGGGTTTCCGAAACGCGATTGAGCTGCGAGAGTGCCAGGATCGGAATGCCGAGTTCCTTGGCCAGCCGCTTCAGCGAGCCGGAGATCTCGGTCATCTCCTGCACACGGTTGCCGGAGTAGCGCTTGGAGGGGCTGATGAGGCCGATGTGGTCGATCACCAGCAGGCCGAGGAACATGCCCTGCCGCTCAAAGCGAGTGCGCAGGTTGCGGGCGCGGGAAGCGATCTGAGCGACCGTGAGACCCGGCTGCTGTTCAATCTCAAAGGGCAGCTGGTCGAGTTCGCGGCGAGCCGTATCCAGGCGCCGGAAGGCGGCCTCATCGATCTTGCTACCCTCCGCGATGGCGCGATAGCTGATCGGATCACGGCTGGTGTAGGCGGCGGCGGCAAGGGCGCGCTCGGCCAACTCAACGTCGTTCATCTCCAGCGAGACGAAGCCCGTGCCGTAGCCGGCCCTAGCAGCGGCAAGTGAGACGTGCAGGCCAGCCGTCGTCTTGCCCATGCCGGGGCGCCCAGCCATGATGATGAGCTGATCGTCCCGCATGCCGAGCGTTGCGCGGTCGAGGCTCGGGAGGCCGAAGGGGGCGCCTTTGCGTATCCGGCCCGCCTGCGCCTCGCGAACGCGATCCAGAACCGTCGCGGCGCTGTCGCCGAGCCGCATGCGCTTGACGCTGCGGGACTGTCCCGACGTGACGACGCTATCAAGCTCCTGGATCATCCAAGACGCGTACTCACCGGGATCGGTGATGGCGCCCGAGGTCATGGCGTCGATCGCCGAGCGGGCGGTTTCGAAGATCGTCCGCATGCGGGCAGCGTCGCGGATAGCCTTCGCGTAGCCGGGTGCGTTGATGACGGTCGCCGCCTCAGCAGCGATGCGTGCGAGGTACTGAAAGACCGTGACGCCGCCGAGGTCTTGATCCCCAACCGCCGTCTTCACGAGCTTGATGTCGATATGCTCGCCAGCGTCACGACGCGCGCACATCGCCTCGAACAGCACGGCGTTGGCTTGTTGGAAGAAATCGGACACGTCCACGAGGCCGCGTACGCCATCGAGGGCGGCGGGGTTGTGCAGGATGGCGCCAAGAAGCGCTTCCTCGCAGTCGATGGCGTGAGGGGGCTGGATCTCTGCAATGTCCGAGGTCGCGTTCACGCGCGCCTCCCGAACCGCTCCACCGAATTGCCGATGAACTCGGCCTGCGCCGGGGTGGTGAACAGGTCGATGAACTCGCCCCACGCCTTCGCGGCAGCGCGGCCATGCTCGATGTTGTGCGTGTTGTCGGCGAGCGACTTGGCTGCGACGTAGCGGTCCCACGCCTCCGTCTCTCGCCGATCGCGCTCAGCGCGCAGGCTCACGACACTCATGCCGCTCTCCTATTGGCTCTGGATTTCGCTTCGGCCCGGCAGCCCGCTTCCTCGCAGGCCCACACGCCGCGGTGGCCACGCAGCACGCCGAAGCCAAAGCAGCCGCCGTTCACGAGACCGCAGACGTGGCAGTGCTCTTGAACGCCGGGCTGCGGCGCAGGCTCATCGGCGCCGAGCGCAAGCAGCGGATCGATGTGCTCGGGATCGCCGACGAGCTTCGGGCGGACAGCCATCAGAAAAGGCTCCCCTGCCGGGCAGCCGCAGCCTTGTGTTCGCCGATGATGCGCTCGATCAGCGGGACCATCTCAGGCGGGTAAACGGCAAAGCAGTGCGATCCAGAGCCGCTTGTCTTCGGCCGCAGCGCCTTCGGAGGCGGGGCCTTCATCGTCGCGAGG